TCTTAATTACCATACAGAAGTCAGATGGATCTCTAGTGGTAGTAGAAGTTTCTGACATACCAATATCAATACCGTCTATACCAGCAACATATAAATTGTTAGTTATTTTAATTCTCTCTTTGATTTGTCCAGTTTCAGGATCTTTAGTGGGATCTAAAGTCCATAAAGGATGTTCTAAGATTCTTATCTTACCCTATTCCATTTTATGCCAAACTACATCAGTAATATTCTCTCTAGACACTTTTCTCTAAGCACCTTTATAAGTAAATCTAAAGATACCAGTCTCTATTGGAGGACATTGTTTTAAAGCACGAATAGCAGTAAGCTGTTCAGCAATATTTGCTTTATTGAATTTGTTATCGCCTTCAAGCGAGAAAGCTTCTTCTGCATTAAAGCAATGCTCAGCAGAATAAATTAATAAAGCTTTAGGATTAGAAGCTAAAGCATCACGTTTTTTCTAATAATACGCTCTAGCTTTTTCTGGATCGCACCAACCGCGAGAATCCATGTAACCAGCTTCCCATAAGAGAGAAAAGGCTGGTAAAAAATAACCTGTAAGTACTTCAGAGCCATCAGATGTAAATGAATGTCTAAAAGGTAGTATATTGTGTTCTTTTGGCGCATAATAAAGATCTCGTAAGCCAATTAAAGCACTTCCTCTATCATCACCACCCGTGCCGCCGAAAAGTATGCTACCAATTTGCTTACCAGCTACATTAATTAATGATTCAGCCTGTATGTAAGCTTTTAAAAGATCATTCCAAGATCCTGCTTCTTCTAATATTATAAGTTCAACACGCTCACCTCTTAATTTATCAGGTGTATCAGCAACTATAGTTCTAATTGTCGATTTCCATCCGTCTTCAACTTTCTGTCCATTTAAATATTTATAATAAGAAGCTTTCTTTTCATCATTCTTGTCAACTACTTGTCTTAGTTTAAAGAAGCCACCATCTGTATCATTATTAAGGAAAGATAACTCTCCCCAAGTCTTTTCTACTGTTACAGATAATTTACCAGCTGTTTTAGCGGCTATAAGTGTTCTACTATCTCTAATTACAGAGTATACACGTGCAGCTAAACTTGCATTCATCTCACTAAAACCCACAATTTGTTATCGTAAAAGCTTTTTATCTTTTACTTCTTATAATTTCTTATAAGTTCAGCATATATCATCATCCTTACTAGGATGTTCCGGACTCGTGGTAGGATTATTACTCTCATTAACGTTCACCTACTATGCGTTACGGAATTCAGCGATTAACTGACTTTCCTCGGTATTAACATAATGACTAAATTTTTCAAATTTTCTATTAAGATAAAAATACGAATCTTCATATATAAATTTATATAATTTTTTGCAAACAACTTTAGAACTTGTTGATAGTCTATACATGTCATCTCTTTTTAAATAAATAATATTTAAATTAATATCGTTTAATGCTAAAAATTTTTGTATTGACTATAAGATTGCTATTCTTTTACTATCTATTGAAACAGTCATTCTAACTCTAGGATTGGGTCTATTTTTATCCTAACATACATATCCAGAAAAACTACCGTCCCCATCAAAAAATCCTCGAAAAAAATGTCTTATTAATTCCTACGGAATATTTGGGATTTCAAAATCATTATAAGACTTACGATACCCTATTCCGTAACTTAACAAAGAATTGCACAGTTCAGCACTAGTTATATCAACCCCAATTGATCCTTCAGTATGTATCATTTTACCTCTAGGTCCCATAAAATCTTTAGGAGGATTACTGTAAATTCGAGCGTCCGTACTAATCGTATCTTTAAATAAATATACAATTTCTTTGTCTCTATTTTGTAATTCTACTCTAAATGTTTTACGTTTTTCGTCGATTGATCCATCTGCAGCATAAAAGCCTAAAAGATATGCTTGTAATTCAGTTCTTATATTCTAAAAGAAAGTATGTCTTATTCTTCTATTAGATATATGATGAGTTGTTGCAGGATAATTATCCTATATAAATTTAATTTGTTCTTCTCTATTCATAATTTAAAAATTTTTAATCGTGATTAATCACCTTAGTCTTTACCGATTTTCCGGAATTTAATATCTAATTATTACTAATTAGTTGGCCTGGTATGTTAAGCCACGGGCTTTCATTAAACAAGAATTTAAATTTAAACGTCTACAGAGTTCTAAGTAATGGAAGTATTCATACTGAGCAACTGAAAATGCAGGAAATCCCATATTACGTCCAGAACCAGCAGTTTCCACATTCATTACATTTAATAATTGGTAATAATTTAAAAAGAAGTAATTATCGCCTGTAATTGTGTATCCGTGTGAAGTATAACCATTTCTACAACGTATATATTCTTCTGTCCAGAATTCATTATAAGCCCTAGTACCTTTTCTATACTAAGTATAGTGACCAGTCTGTTCTTTTCGCATTCTAGCCTCTGTAAACCAAGCTGGATCGAAGTCCAATCCATGTGTTTTATCAATAGGTTTATAACCAGTTAATTCGTAAGATAAACGAGCATCAAAGAATTCAATAGGATCATCTTTTTTCACATCCCAATCCCCTTTAAACTTCTTTTTAACTTCCTAAATTACCTGTTTAATTTCCTATTCTTCTTTTTCTTGAACCTCTAAAACTAACTTCTAAATTTCTTCAGGAAGCTACGTTTTACGAGGTCTTCCTCTTTTCTTTTCCATAAAATTTAAAAGTTAGGTAAAAATCCATCCTCTGCTCCAGCGCGAATAGATGTAGTTTCTGATATTTCTTTCTTTACTTGATTCTCTAAGATAACTAGACTCTCGTGTACCTTATTAATAGTAGTCATTTCAGCTTCAATATCTTTAGCTTTAAAAATAGGTTTACCAGTTAAAGGATCGCGTTCTTCTATATCTACATTATGAAAGTAATCAACTAATTTATCAACAGCACATTCTGCTGCCTTTAAAAGTCGAATACTTCTATGAGAATCTTGCAAAGATTTAAATTTTCTGCATGCCGCTCTAAATTCTGGATCATTAAATTCATCTTCAGTAAGTCTAGCATCTTCTATTGCAGCATCATGTCTGTCTCTTTCTAAGTAATCTTTATAAGGAGAATTCCAATGAAGAGCTAGGTATATATATGTAAATTCCCTAAAGGCTCGTAATTTATATTCGCCTTTAGGGTCATCTTTACATTTATTTCGTTTATCATCCATCAAAGCAGCAAATTCTTTTACTAATAATATATCAGGCCCATTTAATTCGACAATACCAGATTCATTATTATATATAAAAAAATTATTCATATTAACATATTAACATTTAACAAAAATTTGTTTTATTAGCCTCCGCTATTAGAGGTAATCGTGCGTTCATTTAATTTAGATAATCTGTCAAGTTGCTCTTTAGACATCTTAGTCTTGTCTTTACGGAATTGTCTAATCAGATTTTGATAGTCTTTTAATTCAGTAGAATCATTAAAAGCAAACTGAGACCCATCAACAGGATCTGTCCATTGCACTTTTTTAGGAGTAGTCTTACCACCATTCTGGAAAAGACTTGTTTTAATTTCATTCATTAAATCAGAGATAGCACCACCCATTTTCTTAACAGGCATTCCATTATCAAGCATCTTCGTACCATTCTGTGCTTTCTTTGATTTCTTTTTGCAGACTGGACAAACCTTACCACCAGCCTTCATGTAAGACATCTCATAACCTTCGGGGCAAATACCTCTAAGTTTCTGAATGTATTCTAATTTACTTCCTTGTTTTGCCATTTTAGTTTTATTTTTTAATTGAGCTAATATTTTACGTAAACCACCTGGTTTAGAAACCATTTCAAGAACTTCTGGTTCCTACTGTTTCATTATTTCTATACCTGCTTTAACTAATTCTTCATTACTAGCAATTTCTTGTAAAGTTTCAGGTTTAGTCTATGCTAATTCCATTATTTGTGAAACCGCAGTAGTAAAGTCCATTGCTTTCTAATTAGCGTTAGCATAACCAATCATTCCTAGAGTAGCTGCAGTTAATAATTGTTCTTGCTAGTCTTCTTGAGTCATAGAACCGCCTTGTTGAAATTTACCTCCTTGTTTATGTATTCTTGTATGATTTACCCATACTCCACTCCTTGGATCTTGATATAATATATCGTTACCTTTATATTTGTAATTTGTTTTAACTTTTCTACCGTTAATACTTACTATAGCTCTGCCATTATTATATAACAAATTACCATCAGGGGTTCTCACTGCTTTAACATTTCCTTTATTATCAGTAATATTAGTAAATGTAGGATTTATTCTAGTTACAGCGTTCCAAGTATTTTTATTGTTAGCAATTAATTGATCATTCTAATTTCTATTACTACTTGATGTAGTTGAAACTGCTGCATTCTAAGTAGCAGTTTGGGAATCTTTTGGAGTTTCAGTTGTAATAAAAGAAGGTATACTTACTGGTTTAGTTATAACAGGATTAATCCAACTGAACGATCCTTGTCCGCCATTTAACTTGCTAAACGACAATCTTCCGAATTTTGCATCTGGAGTTAACCCTTGTGAATTTTGCCAATTTTTTATTTCATCAGCTGTAATAGTATTATCTCCTTCCAACATCGTCTTAAAGACTTCGTTATCTTTATTAGCTTCATAAATTTGCTTCATTCTTTCTCCCCAAGGTCCTTCAAACCCAGTAAACTGTACTTCTGAAGGAATTTCTTGTCTTGGTTTTCCAGAAGCAATTAATTCTTTAATTCTATTTTCTGCTTGAATAAATGTATTAGAAGGCGTAATCTGTCCTGAGTCATCAGCATTTTTAAAATCTGGAATAGTATCTTTACCCCAATTAGTTATTGGTTTATTAGCATTTCTTGGAATAAATTGATTAGCTACAAGTGCTCCAGGCATTCCTCCTACAAGACCTCCTCCTATAGTTCCTAAAATGTTCCAAAAATTAGATCTGTTTCTAACAAAGTTTCCTTTAGTATCCATAGAATACTATTTTGATCTAGCATTTAACCACTTTTTTTGCTCTTCAGAAGCGTTATCTCCTAAAGCCTAAATGCGTTGACCTACCATTTTAGTAGCAAGTGTTTTAGCTTCGTGCCCAGATAAATTTTTTTCGGCCATTAAATCTTTTTTCCACTGTTTTCTTAAAGCTGCTACATCTGTATCTTTATCTATTAAACCGTATTTAACAGGTTCTACAGGCTTACTAAAAGTAATAGTTTTGTTAACATCTGTCTAAATTTCAGATGGTGTTTTAACTCCTGTTAAAGTAGGAGCAGTTTTTAAATCAAAGCTCATGTCAATTTAATTAAATCTTTGGTATTCCATACAGCTTCTTGTAACTAACCACTAGTCGTAAACCATCTGCAACGAATACCTTTTAAAATACCGTTCTAATCTTCTTTATTTTTAAAGATGGAAGTTTCTTTTCTAACCACCATCATTATAGGCTTGTTCGGGAGATCGTGCTTGATTTGGCACAGATCTCCAGGAACAAAGTATATTTTATCTTCTTCGTTTATCATAACTAATTAATTTTTGTTTGCGTAACAAGGTCTGCTGTCTAAATCACTATTTATAATGGCTAGAATTCTAGTTTCATTAACTAGCATCAAACCTTGTTTGAAAAATGGAATCATGACTTCAGAAGGCTTAGTCCAGAAGATGGTATCTCCTACACGAACGTATTTACACTCTGGAGCTGCTTCAATTACAACGCCAGTCTTTACATAAAGCTCTTCTTCCTCATATTCACCTGTTTCATTACTCTTAATCTCAGGCGCCATGCCTCCT